TAGAGAACTTACGTGATAACTGCGTTTCGTTAGTACTATCGTCAAACTGAGGGTTAGTTATACTAAGAGGCTGTTCGGCGTAGTGTATAGTAACCTGTACGCTGGTGCTGTTGAATACTGGCGCTACTGATGCAATGGTTCCGGCGTCTGATATTGCGTAGTATTTTGCTAGTGCGCTTACCTCATTATCCCCGCTGGTAAACGGGTACGCTTCTCTGAGAAATGACTCGTCCTTCCTTATGAGGCTAATCGTGTTACTTGCCGGGTCACTAATAGATACATTATAGATGTACAAATAATCCGTCGGGAGGATAAAGAAATTCGCCCCCGCGCTCAGAGTTTTAGTCTCTTTCTTTCGCAAACCCGCCGAGTCTACCACCGCGTAAATTTTATTTTCTGTCTGTGTTATGAACAGGTCTAACTGAGCAGTTGTAAAAGTCTGCTCAGTGGTGTCTTGTATCGCGGCTACTAATTCATTATAAGTCATGTAATCTCTACCGTTACGTTCCCAAGCTCTAGTTTAAGTACTAGCAAGTTATTCAGTACACCAAAAGCAGTCCCACTAAAGCCCACAGGATTAAAGCCAGACTCCCGTAGTGCTCTGCTAGCATCCAACCCCTGATCGGGTCTAGGATTACGTAGCGCTTGTGGGTCGTGTACTGGAAACTCCCCTAGTCTGTTCTGGGGGTGATCCCCATTCCAACACGACGGACACGCTTTTATGTTCGTGTCTACGCCTTTTCTAACTAAACTTTTTAGTTCCGTTAGTTTATACCTAAAAGCGCATAGGTCACAGAACCCAAATGCTTTCTTACCTGCCGCAAACTTAGTCCCCATTACGGGTGCCCCATTCTAGGTACAAACCTAACTGACGCCTTCTCTCTATCTTCGTTAGCTGCCAGAGTAAATTGTTCGTCGTACGCAGCTTTCAGCATAGATAGTCTAGGCTCTAGCTCCGGCACCTTCATCGCTATATAGTACGCTAGTCCTGCCACAAGACAAGGGAAGAAGCGGAAGTTCATGTCCGCAGTAAATACCCCTGCCCCCGCATCTTGTATCCTACGCATACGGTAATAGTTTATGGAGTATCCAGCCTTATCGGGTACAGGCCACACTGTAGCTACAGGTTTCTCTGCTCCCCGGTTAATCATAAGTTGTATGGGTCTACCTTGTGACAACTTGTTTGGGATAGTCGCGTAAGTACTCACACTGATACGTGTTAGGCTAAGATCGTTCTGAGTAGTCGCGTTCCCTGCATTGGTACGCAAGGTATGTTCTAGTAGGTCGATGGTATCGGCAGGGAGGTCTACAGTTGCGGTGCCGCTAGTTAGGGCTACTGTGCCTTCTTCGATAGTCCACATGTTGATACCGCGATTCTGCCACTCAATGGTAAGCAGATTCATAGAGCGACGAGCAGTACGTAGGTCGTAACCAGAGCGCATCTCGCGTCCAGCTCTCTCCCACGCTTCTTCGGCGATCTCGGTAAAATCCATGTTAAATGCTGTAGTGCCTGATGTAGCCATTACTTCTTACCTTTCTTGGGGGCGTTTTTGTGAGCCTGAGTAAAGGTTTGTCCATCCTCTACTTTCTCTGCGATCTGCTTTAACACCTTAGGAGTGTGGTGTACAGAATGTTTCTTCAGCGTCTTCGTTTCGCGTTTAGTCAACCCGCCTTCTTTATAGTACCTACGCATTACTTCCTCCGTTTGGCGGCTGACACTCTACGTGGCTTGCCTGCTGGTTGCCCTAACCGCTTCTTCTCGGCTATCTTACTCTTCTTCTCCGCACTAGACATCTCACCTGAGGTCTTTGGAGTCTTAGATGTAACACGCTTAGAAGGACGGCAGTAAGGAGTACCCCTACCATCGCCTTTCTTTCTACCACAAGCCTTACCGGTCTTTACGTCTTTCCAATCTTCCTTGAACCAACGCTTTAGAGACGCACCCTTCTCGGTTTTACGTACTCCACCGCCCAACTTATAGTATCTACGCATTACTTGCCAGCCTTCTTCTTTCGGCATTTAGCAATAGCCCCAGACGCATACGCGGAAGGGAAGACCTTGTAGCTGGCCTTCACCTTCTTATAGCATGAGTCTTTTACGGTACCGCCTTTAGCAAACTTCTTGTCCTTAGGGCAGCCGCAAGAGCTTGTTTTATAGTAACTACGCATTAGCGCATCTTACAGGCGCGTACGCCTTTCATAGCTTTACCAATGCCGCGCACCTTACCACCAGCCATCAAATTGCGAGTCTTTCCCGTTACAGGACTTTTAATGCCTTTTTCTTTTCGTAGCTTTGAAGCCTTGTTAGCCGCAGCGCCCTGCTTCCCTACATCAAAACCTACGCTTTCCTTACGTTTAGAAGTGGTTCTAGCCGCCCTACCGGACTCAGTTTTTTTCGCTTGCTGCAACTCCCGGGCCGCTCTACTAGGTTTTTTAGTATTAAAACCCTTCTCGTAGTTAGTTTTTTTAGCTCCCTTATCAATAGCTGCTTGACGCTTTGCTATTTGCTTCTTAGCTTCGTCAACAGCTTTTGTCCCATACTTCTTTACAGCTTCGCGTGCCCCTTTCGATGCAAGAAATCTTGCTGCAACGCCTAATAATGGTAATGCCATTATACTTTCCTCATCTCATCTTACATACTTTGCCGCCACGTGCCATACCGTAACCACGAATCTTACTCTTAGCCATACCGCCAGCCATCATCTTGTTCTTAGCCGCACGTTGGCCTCGCTTAGGTTTCTCAGCCATACCACCTTTCATCATCTTCTTGGCCTTAGCCTTGTCGTTAGCTTTCTTGGCCTTAGAGTCTTCACCAGCAGGCATTCTATTGTACGTACCGAACTCTTTGTTTAGTGCGTCTTGTCGAGCCTTATCTGCCGCATTAGGGAGGTTACCCATCATGGCTTTCTTCGCCTTGGCGTCGTACGCTTTCTTTTGAGCGGGCGTTAGCTTCTCATAGTCCGCTTCTTTCATTGGTTTAAATTTGTCCATAGGACTCTCCATCTGCTTGGTCATTTGCGACCGTGATATAGTCATTAACGCATCTTGCAAGATTTGCTGCGTGCAGCGATACCATTGCCTCGTACAGTCTTGCCTTTGCTGTACTTCTTAGCCATACCGCCAGCCATCAACTTGCGAGTCTTACCAGTCTTCTTGTTCATGTAGTCTCGTAAGCTCTCACCCGGCTTCAGGTCTTCTTTATATACTGCCGCCATCTTCCTACCGTTCTGACTGTAGTACAAAGAACCAGCTTTCTTAGCCTGTGCGATAGTACTATATTGATTCCAATCGCCACCTTTGTTAGCTGTTTTAGCAGAGCTACTGGCAGCGCTACCTGTACTTGCTGACTTAGAAGAACCAGCTTTTTTCGCGCGTGCGTCTGCGGCACGCTTTGCTGATTTAGCTGTCTGCTGCTTAGCATAATCGCTCTGAGCTTTCGTAGGGGCGCCTTGTGGGTCTGGCCCTGCTTGCTTCTTACGTACGCCTGCGCCACCCATATCAGGGATAGTGCGCTTGACCGCAGTTGTTCCTTCCTTTGCAGAGGGGCTTTTATACTCTGGCTTGTCCGCCGTAGGTATTGCCATTGGGGCTACTGTTGCAGCGGTTAAGCCACGTAGACGTCCACTACGAACGTTCTTTGCGCGCTGCTCTTTGGTAGCCATCTTGCCGGTACCTTTCTGCTTTAGTCCGTAGCCGCGACCACGATTCATAGTAGAAGTACCTTTTACAGTTTCTAAACCTTTCTTAGAGCCTAGTTTAGACGCTGCGCCTTTTTCGGCGGCTCTCGCCTTATCTACTGCTGCCTTACCGTATTTTTTGACCGCCTTTGATACGCCCATTCGGCCTATCGCGGATATGATTGCTCCTACTGCTGGTAGTGCCATTTTAACATCTCCAGCGCTTACGCGCTTGTCTTAATCGTGAATTAGGGTCTTTCGCTGCTTTTGGAAACTTCTTCATCTGCCCTGCGGAACGTGCGCAGTAAGACTTACGTCTAGATGCGCGTTTCCCTGTAGGCTTATCTTCCGTCACAGCCGTCTTTAATTTACTGCCGGGGTTATTCTTTCGGTATTTAGCTACACCTTTAGCGGTCATGCCCGCACCGGATTTAGTAGGACGTTTGTCGCCGCTCTTCTGGCTCATCCCCTTCATGCCGGTGCCGACCTTCCCACCTTTTTTATAGTACCTACGCATTACTTTAGCTCCAGAAGAACGTCATGGCAGTAATATTGCTTTTGGCATGCACCCAGATTTCGTTCTCAAACCGTATACCATTACCCGGAATATTTACTGAGTGAGTATCCGTATTGGTGAAGGTTATGTCCAATACACTAGTACCGCCATCACCATCTTTTAGGACGATTCTGGGGGTACCACTATCGGCAGACTTAACCTGTAGCTGTCGTAAACGTGCGGGGCCGCCACTTACTGATCCGCCTGACGTCCTACGTTTAGCTGTTATATCTACTTTCTGACTCATAATCCCCCCTATGCCAAGAATAATGTTACTGCTTCGAGGGCAGTAAACGCAGAAACGTACACGCCGTCCTTAAACCGTATACCATCTGCGGGGATATTTACCGAGTGAGTATCACTATTAGTAAAGTCTAGATCTAGCAAAGTGGCGCCGCCACTACCATCAGTTAAGGTAAGTCTTGGGGTGCCACTACTAGAGGTAAACACCTCAACCTGCCGAACGCGTGCGGGTATGCCACTTGAGACAAACCCCGTTGCGTTCTTACGTACTGCAAATACATCTGAGCTAGACATAGCCTACTCCTATTATGCGTCTGCGAATGGAGTAGCAACAGTGCCTGAACCAGAAAGATTCCCTAAAACGTGGTACTTAGCAATAGCCATCGCAACGATGATAACTTTAGTACCTGCAACGCCACCTTGGGTAGAGCCATTCATAGTCATAACATCGTTAGATGCACCGGGGACAAATGCCTTGCTGTTAGCGCCGCTGCCCGAGTGGACGAATGCAGTGCCAACGAACTTGTCAGTGCCGTCGGTCAGGATGTCCATATCAGTAGCGGCAGTGTCTACGATGAAAGTATAAGTACAGCCGACGTTGTCAGCGGTAATAGTAGGCAGAGTGAACTTGCCGTCTGCGTCATTTGTAACTAGTACACGACCAGAATGATCATTTACTGTCAGAGTTGTGTCCGCAGTAAGGGATACTGCGCTTGGGCTGATAAAACCGTTGGTAGATTTTACTGGGCCAGAAAATGTAGTTAAAGCCATAATAGTTCTCACATGTGAGTTAAGGCATATCTGTCTACATGTCGTCAGTCGGGTCTGTCAGATACGCCGAAAATTTTTTCCCGAGCTACCAACATACCACAACGCGTTACTTTACGTCAACCATAAAAAAGGGGGCCGAAGCCCCCTAGTACAACTTATTACTACGCGATTAAGCGCCCGGAGATCCGAAGATGCCCAGTGGATCAGAAACGCCGAATGAATAGCGCTCACGAGCCTTGTAACGGCTGTTGCCAGTGTCGAAATCACCGTCCATAGAAGTAGCCATTGGGCTACGAACGAAGTGCTTCAGACCGTTAGGTACGTCAGTAGTTAAGAACCAGTTGTCTGTGTCAGTCAAGTAGTTATTAACAGTGTAACCCTGTGGCACAACACCGTTGCTCTTAATGGCGTTGATGTCGTTGTCAGCAGTGCCTACACGACCTTCAGTTTCCAACAAACGGGTAGCAACGAATTGCAGGTTTGGTGGAATGATCAGCTTCTTAGGCTTAGCAGCGATAAGAAGACCACGCTCGTCAGTCCAGCCAGCGATCTGAATAACAGCAGCTTCCAAAGAAGTTTCGTTAAGATCAGCAGCAACGGCTGGAGTATTAGAGTTTTCACCACCGCCAACCAGCGGGTGATCAGTAGCACAAAGCACTTTACCGTCGCCGTAGGTAGTACCAGCAAAAGCGTTGTTCAGAATGTCTGCGCCTTTAACCTGCTTAGTGTAAGCCATCGCACGAGCAAGAGCTTTAGTATAACGAGCAGACAGTGAGTCATACAGGTTATCTTCTACTGCTTCTTCAGTGATAGCGAAACCCATAGCGATGGTTTCGTGAGTGTAACGAGCAGTGAATGCTTCTTGCGCGTTATCATACTCGATTGCTGCACCTTCCTGCTTAGTTGGGGCAGAGCCAAAACCAGACAGTTTAGTTTCTTCTTCAAAAGAACGATCAGAGGTTTCAGTCTCGAAAATCTCTTTATGCTCTTCGCCATATTTTGCGTACTCCAAACCAAACAGTGCGTTCAGACCGGGCAGCAATTCCTTGAGTAATTGACTTCTTGAAATAGCCATTAGTTATTCTCCTACAATGCCGGTACCAAACTGGTGGTACGGAAGGTTAAATTTAACGAGTACGTCTGTGGCAGTATCGCCGATAGCAGACCCAGTTTTAGTGCTGAAACCAACAACCTTAAACGCCTTAGTAGCAGTGGCAGTCGTAGCATCGAGAGATACGTTAGACTTACCAGTAGTGGTGTTCACAGAAGTAGTAGCATTTTGTGCGGCACTAAGTGGTGCGTTGTGACCAAGAGCAGTTTGAGCAACAGCAGCGTCAGCCTGTACTTGGAAAGTAACACCGGGATCAGTAACTACGTACGCAGTAGCGTTAGCAGTGCCTGAAGGGTAGTACTGAGAGAAGATCAACTGACCTTCAGTGTTGACGTATTCACAACCAACAAATACACCCAGAGCACCAATACCGTTGCCGCCGAGGTTGTTAGTAGTAGCGTCAGCGCCAGTACCAGAAGCAAGCTGTACGTAGCCTGCGGCAAGTTCGACAATAGAGCCATAACCAATGTTATTGGCTACGCCTGCCGGTGTAATTAGAAAAGCGTCACGGGCGCCCGTATAGGGAGTACCGTCAGCCTTTCGTACGGGAACAAACCCGTATGGGGAAGCTGTAGAAGCCATAATTATATACCTTATAAAATTTTAGTTTAGCTACCTTTACCAAAGGTAACTTTCGATTTCCTATCATTGAAGATAGGCATTCTCGGATCATTTTCTCGCATCAGGTTATTGTCCACAGACTGAATCTGAGCCGATGACTGTTGTCTATAGTAGTCATTTCGCTCGTCAATCATTTCCTGCGGTGCCTTACAGAGGATCAGTCCACCGATTACCACGTTGTCTTTGAACCTTTCGTTTTCAATAGCGACAAGTGTTATCTCTGGGTGATCTGTAGCCTTTACCGGCTCCCAACCTTCACGAATCTTAGATGAGACGTTTGTAGCGTCCGTAGTACCTTGAGAGCTAACTCGTACCCAACGAAATTTATATCCATCTTGCGGTATCGGAGAAGGCAGAACTTCTGGTCTTTTCCACGCAGTTGGACGGATTGTTTTCTCACGAGTTGTTACTTCACGGTTAATTCTATTCTCAGCCATTATACTTTCCTCATCTCTTCAGCAACCTTTTTGGCGTATAGCTCCAGTGGAACTCCGAGTTTCTTAGCGATAGCTACTTGTGTTTGCGTTAGGCGCACCTTTTTGGGTGCTGTGCTCCGCGACGCGGGGGCAACCACATTACTTCTTCGCTTCGATGCCTCAGTGCTTACTGAAACTTCTTCTTCGGCCTCTATCCCGAGTTCTTCGGGGAAGACCTTTTGCATACGGGCGTCTATAGCCGCGTAGTATTCATCACTGCCTGTATCTACACCTTGCTTAACTAGCTTCTGGTGTACACCCATGGCGTAAGCCGTCATCTCGTCATCATCACCAAACCACGTGTTCTCTGAGGCCCATTCTGCGGCTCTAGGGTCAGCGGTTGGTACGTCAACGGTACTTTGTGGTATTTGTACACTACTTCTTTCTCTTTGTAAAGACTCAGTGTCATAGTTAGCTATCTTATCGGCACGAATGTTAGCAGTGGTTAGTCGTTCTTGTGCAGCTAGAACCTCTTCTGCGTCACCACCCTCATACGCGGTCTTGTACGCTTTCTTAGCCATTTCTAGCTCGGAAGCAGTACTTCTCTTGGCGTTCTCGATAGCCGACTTCTTACTATTAAACGCTCTATCTTGTAGCCCTTCGTTTTCTTCTAAGAGCTTCTTAGCAAGGCTCTCCAGTTCCTTACGCTCACGCATAGCTTCTTCTTTCGCGCGGCGTTCGTCATGGTAACCCTTACTAAAGTGTTGAATTCTTTTACGTACTTTCTCAGAGTAGTCTTCCAACTCATCATCAGTAACGTCTTCAGGGGGTTTAGAGGCTTTACGCCCACGATCTGCTTTCGGCGTATCGTCGACTACTTCAATCTCTACCTCTTTCTCTTTTTTAGGCTTCTCTTCCTTAGCCTCTACCTCAACTTCTTCCTCTCCCAGCGTTTTAGCGCTGGAACCTTCTACCTCAATTTTAGTTTCTTCGTCTCCCTCAGGAAACTCAAACTCTACTTTTTGCATGGTCATAACTTACTCCTTACGCTCGTGTTATTTCACGGGGGTCAGCAACGACGGCTTCAATAGAATCATCATTCATTAGACGATACTCTAGGCCATCAACTTTAAATCGCGTACCAGTATTAGTACGGAACATTACATAATCGCCAGTCTCACACCAAGCGCCAGAGGGGAAGCGGTCTTTGTCAGCATAGGCACCTTCGCCTAACGCCATAACTCTACCCATAACAGACAGGATGTGTTCATGGTTTTGGTCTTTCGTAGACTTAATAATGCCACTGCTACCGTAGGTTTCATCTACCTCAGGTATGGCAATTAAGACTCTATAGCCCACTGGTTTGGGCAACTTTTCAAGCAACTCACTCTCTACATCACTCAAATCACTCATCATCTTCTTCCAAAAAATTACGCGAAAGGTCGTTTACGTAAGACAAGCTGGACTTTAGACCTCGGATCAAGCCAACTACTTCCCGGTAATCGGCGTAGTCTTTCACTGCGCCCCCACCAAGATGTTCTTCTGCTGCGGAGATCTGCTCCGCGATTTGTTTATTTAGCACGTCAAAGACGGTAGTACCCATGGTTACTCCTTAGGTTTTGTTTTGTTTTACTGAGTCAATAGTAGCCTTGCGCAGTTCTGCGTTCAGCTTTAGGTTGTCTCTCGCCGAATCAGCGTCTAACTTCTCTCCCGCCTTCTTCATGTCGAGTTCCAATTCTGCTCTCTCAAGCTCCAGTTCTGTCTGCTTAGCTTGGATGTCAGCCATTGTCCCTTGGGCCTTAATCTGTAGCTCTTGCTGCTTGAGCTGTGCGTCCGTCTGATCCTTCTGCATCTTACGCTGCTGCTCGGCCTGCTTGACCTGTAGCTCTGCTTGTTGCATCTGAATAAGCGGGTCTTGTTGCTGCTGTTGTGCTTGGGCTTGTGCGGCCTGCTGCTTGTTTTGCTGCATGAGCTGCTGTCCTGCTTTCGAGGCAAGGCGAGAGATACTGACTTCGATCTCTTTCGGCAGTTCTGCGTTTGGTGGTGGTAACTGAGCACCGAGCTTCTCTTCCACTGCTTTACGGTACTTAAATGCCAAGTGTTCAGCCAAGTGAGCCTGTAGGGACGCCATCATCTGCTGTGCCTTTGGGTTCTGACCTAGTGCTTGCATAACCATTGGGTCTTGCATAAACGCTTGGTGCGCAGCGATGTGGGCGTCATGGTCTTGCTCGATAAACGCTTTGATCGGCTTCATGTTGAGGATGTTCATGTTCTCACTGATCGGGTCTGCTGGCTTGACGTCATCCTTAGTTGGGACGATCTTGTCAGCGTTCTTAATGCCCATAACTTCGATCATTTCGCGGTGGAGTACAGGTAGGTCATATATCTGAGGTGCCTGTTGCGACATCTGCAACACTGCCTGATACTGTACTACACGTTGGGCCATTGTGGAGCTGTTAGGGTCGCTAACAGGGATCACATCGACCATAGAGTAGTCTTCTCTCTTCGCTGAGTTCTCCCCACGTGCAGGGATGTACTCGTAGTCCTCTGATGCTTCTTCTGCCATGATAGCCTTGAGTAGTTTAAACTCTTGCTTCATAGCGAAGTGGACACGAGACTGCACCGCAGCCATAGGCTTCAGTGTGCGCTCCAGTAAGGCTAGTGTAGTACCCACTGGGGCGTTGGCGCCCATATCAGAGATGTCCATATCAGCGATAGCGCCTAATCTACGGCCTTCCTGAGTAATCTTATCCAAGAGAGCCAAAAGAGTCTGACTAGGCTCTTTATAAGGAAGAGGCATGATGTTGTCACGGATACTACCTGATGGTACGTCCACATCTTTAAACTCACCCGGTTCAATCGGGGAATCGTCACCTTTAATACGCAAACCACGAGACTTTAAGCCGCCCGGTAGGTTAGAAAGCGTACCAGAGTCCACCAATTGCCGTATAAGCGATGTTCCGGCTTTAGCGTACCCACCTATAATGTGGATCAGTCCAAGGCCGTAGAAGCCAAATCCGGGCACGTATACGTAATGCACGAAGTGTTGATTCTTCATATTTAGGTCGTCTGACTCGTCCCAGTTACGGCGAATAGCTAGGATTTCTCCAGTACCACGCTCAATAGTAACTACATAAGGCTTAGCGATAGCATCTTCGTCGTCTTCTTCGATAGCCAGATCAGCGTGGATCTCATATAGACAGAAACGGTCATCGTCGGTCATTGAGTAACCGCCTTCTTCTGCCTTACGCTCTTCAATGTCTGAGTGGTATGGCTCAGGCTCACCTAGGTCAACATCCATGTAGAATCCTGCCGCCTGTAGCTTCTTGACGTCATTCTCGCTTTTGCGCATTACATGGGTGACTCGTTCGGCGGTTTCGATGTTAGACGCTCCATATGGAACGATAACGTCTTCTGCCGGGATATAGAGAGAACACTGACGTCCCATATTAGGGTCGAAGTAAACCTTCTTAAACGCCGATCCTCCCAGTCCTAGGCTATATAGCATTCTTTCGTGCTCTGGGCGATACTCAAGCATATTCTCGGTAAGTTCGTAATTCATGTCCGCTCGGACACGTTCACCAGCCTCTACCTTCTCTTTAGTCTCTTTACCTAGAATCTTAATCTTTACAGGGCCAGCGGCAGGGAAAGTCTCGCTCATAGCCTCTGCTTGGAAGCGAATAGCGGCTTCTGAAAGCACTGTAGAGTACACACCACAGGCGCCTTCCCAAGGAGAGGTACGCTCTTCAGTCTTGAACCCTAGTACATCTAGCCCTTTAACATAGGCTGCGGCCCATTCTTTGCGACTCTGCACGTCAGCGTCTACCAGCCCGAGAAGGTCACCAGAAAGCTCTTGTAGCTCTTCCTCGGCCATATCTTCTGCTAGGTTGTCGCCAAACCCGTTTTCACCCTTCATTTCGCCGGGAACAATAGTGATTTCTACAGAACCATCGTCGAGTGTGACCATTTCGGGGTCAACAATCTCGATCTCAAGCTCCTGATCGCCCTCTTCGCCTTCTACTTCTTCTTCGATCCCCGATGGGGCAACGTATATACCTTTCTCAATAGCCATTGTCTTTGCCTTTAGTAATAGCCGCCCCTACGGTTCGACTTAAAATATTTTTGCTCATCTTCTTCATCAGAAGGTAGCCTTATAAACCCGCCCTGCCTGAACCGCATTAGTGCCATAACGGTCGAATCCACCAAATCATCGTTGGACATAAACGGGAATCCAGCGATCTCCTCGATCACTTCCTCTCCCCAACGCGTTTGTGGTACCCATACTAATCCAGATTGTACAATATCAGACACAGAGTTTAAACGTGCAAGTTTATCACCTGAGCCTCTATGTGGAGTAAATTCAGACACAGGTAGCCCCATACGGCGCATTTCTTGGTATAGCGCGGTACCAGAGCTCTTTTTCTCTACAATAAACGCGTCAGGTTCCCAATCTTGGTACTCTTCTAGGGCCATTTCCTTCAATTCAGGAAATTCTAAGCGTTTCTTAATACTATTTAGTAATATAATGTTGTACGCGCCCTCTTCCTCGTTGAGGAATACCCCCCAAGTGGTTAGCGCAGTGAAATCGGCACGGTTATGCTTCTCCGCCGCCGAGTCAAGGCTCATTATTATGTATTCGCAGGCGGGGGCGCTTTCAGACTCCCATATTCTCCACCATTCGCGTTTTACTACCGCAGCTTCTTCGGCGGTGGGCTGTTGTTGGTACTGAGCGTTCCACTGATACGTAGGCATCGACGCTTTGGTACGTCCTAGTGCCTCAAGGTCAAAAAACTCAGGCCACAGGGGTTTTTCAGTGATTTCCCCCGTGTCATTCTCTATTTCTAGGATTGCGGGGAACTCTACGACCTCAAATTGGTCAGATCGCTCGTTATTCTTCATATCCTTCACTACACGGCCCGTCAAATCGTCCATGTGCCACCTAGTTTGGATAATAGCGACACTACCACCGGGCATAAGTCGAGTACGAGCACCAAATGTGTACCATTCGTATGCTTTCTCGAACACAATGAAGTTTCCGTTGATCACATCTTGCTCAGAGTGCGGATCATCCACCAATAACAGGTGAGCACCACGACCAGCGAGTGCAGAACCTACACCACACGCATAATACTCTCCACCTTGGTTGGTATTCCAACGTCCGGCAGACTTAGAGTCCTTTGCGAGCTGTACAGTAGGGAAAATAGCTTGGAATTTGGGGTCAGAGATCAGATTTCGCACTTTTCGACCAAAATCTACCGCGAGATCGGTCGTATGCGACACCATCATCACTTTTTTGTCTGGATTACGGCCTAGATACCATGCGGGGAAGAAAATAGACACTAATTGAGACTTACCATGTCTCGGAGGTATGTTTACGCACACACGATCCTTATCTCCGCGCTCAATACCCATTAGCATGTCTGCTAGTATGCGATGATGCTTACCAACAATGAAATCGGACATCATATGCTTACAAAAGGCGATTAAATCGTCATATGCGGCCTTTATGTCGGCTTTATCCGCAATTGCGTCCACTAATTTGTGTATTTCTACAACTTCTTCATCAGAAAACGAGTCTAGGTTGTCCAACATGTGCTGGATCTCGCCTTCCGAGAAAGTTTCACTCATTTATAGTGTATCCAGACTCAGTTACCATCACTACACGCGCTCCACACGACAAAATCGGCTTGTCATCGGTACTTTGTAGCACTTGACACGGCCCGTCTATTGTGACAGACCGACAATATTGGTTCTCTCTACCTGTTTTTACGGTAATTACCGGCTCATTAGTCCCATTTTTCAGGTTGGCACGGATTTTATGCTGATTTACGTGAATATATGTCTTAGTCATCGTCATACACCTCATCATCCGCCACTAACTCGCCTAATTCGGCGTCTAAGTCGATAGAACCTACATCTACTGCCACTGGGATAGGAGTTTCGGCAGGGTTTACGAGCTTTTCGAGTTTCTGGCGTAGTTTTTGCTTCAGCTCATCGCTAGTCTGGTGGGTAACTGTCACTTCTGTCTTCTCTGCGAACAGTCCTACGTCCGAAATCTTACCCAGTAGCTCTAATGCACGTAGTCGTACCTTAGCGTCAGGGTTCTCAGTCTCTAAAAGTAGCTTGTTGGTCACCAGATGTCGCACATGGGTAGCAGACTGCACGACAGATTGACCAAATTCAGTCAAGATGTTGTTAGTAAGCACCAGAGAGGCCGGTGTCAGAGTAGATAATTTGTTTTGTGTTGCCTTTTTGGACGTCTTTTCCGGGTCGTCAGCATACGCAACCGCTAATTTAGCCGCTACGTCTTCATCTTCCTTAGTTGGCTTAACTTTTAAGCCCTTTTTCGCCAGCTTCTTAGCCGTCTTACTCGCGGCCTGCACTTTTAGCGTTAAATCTATGGCAGGATCGTTGTCTTTCAGCGGAACCCCGACTTCTGGTTCGATATTTATAGTCATATTGTATGCGCAGTTGTTAAACCGGAACTGCATACTCGCAGCTTGGTAGGGTAGTGTCAAGGGGTATCAAGGGGGTAAACATAGATATATACCATTTATGGTATAGAGTATATAGATATGTATCATTTCCGCTCATATATGATAACTAATATAATGCACATACAAAGCGGAAGAAGTATAATGCCGCTCCATTTTTAGCCTGACCCCACTTAACTATAATCCACTGGAGTACCCTGTGTTCATTTGGCCTACCGTTTTTATCCTGTCTGCCTGTGCAGTCGTTCTACTTGGCCTCGTTGCCATCGTCTTGGAAGAACCCTTTAAGTAACTCGATACCTTCCGCCTGTCTG